AGGGACTTGTGCTCAGTGCAGTCATACTTTTCTCTGCAGTGCATTTTTGAGAAAAGATGATCCAAACCACATCTCTATTACATGGAGGAGGTTCTGATTTCCAGAACTAGGCGGCAGTTGGTGACTGACTGGCATAGTCAGTTCGGCAACTACCACTATATGGAATGGCGAGATCCTATCTCGAATGATGGTTCACATCCTACGCTTTCGCGTAATGTGTTGGGCCTTCATCCGAACTGGGACACTACCGATTCCCTCTTCCATGGTCAACAGGTTACTGTTGATGAGAAACATGGCATCCGGAGAAATGGTAAGGACCTTCGGGACCTTACCGCCGGAGATATTGGTGGAGACTTCTTTAGTCAAACTAAGCGTGCCTATGCTGAAAGCAAAGGCACAATTAACTTTGATCTAAAGGGGAAAGACAATACCAATACATGGTACAGAACGTACTATGACGGGCCTTGTCTTGCCGTTACACCTCTCGATAACATGTTTCCTGTGTATAGTCAGAGAAATCTGACTCCACTCGGGACAACTGCTATTGCTAGGTGTAAACCCACCAATAATGTCGCTGATCTAGCCGCGTCCATTCTTGAGATCTTTACAGAGGGTCTGCCCAAGTTAATTGGTGCAGCCACCTGGAAAGCTCGTACTGCCAAAGCGCTTCAACACGCTGCGGGAGACGAGTATCTCAATTATGAGTTCGGCTGGTTGCCACTAATCGGTGACATTCGTAGCGCAAGCTACGCTGTCGCTAATGCTGAAAAGATCTTAAGATCTTATGAGCATAATTCCGGGTTAGTGGTTAGGCGACGCTATGAGTTCCCAGTAGAGAAGACTGAAAGCACTGTACTTATCGGACCATCGGAAGGTATTCTCTATCGTGGAGAATACTATCCCGGTCTGATGTACGATGCGAGTAAGCCCTTGCCGAAGCTGTACAAACGATCCAGGTTCTCACGTAGAACCTGGTTTTCTGGAGCGTTCACCTATCATCTGCCTGTCGACTACTATAGTAGAGACAAGCTGACACAGGCGAATGGTGCTCTCAAGCACCTTACTGGTCTTGAGATCACCCCAGCTACCGTTTGGGCAGCGACGCCTTGGACGTGGGCCGTCGATTGGTTTACCAATGCGGGTTCGGTTATTACTAACCTCTCGGATTGGTCTAAAGACGGCTTGGTGTTGTGGTACGGATATATCATGGAGCATACGCTCCAAGAAGATACGTACTACCATGATGGTCCTACGCGGTATCAACCGTATGGGCACCATCATAGCAATCCGATAACCTTTTCCGTGGAAACGAAAAGGCGTCAGAAAGCAACACCATTTGGGTTTGACGTCACGTGGAATACGTTGACGCCACGCCAATTGGCCATTGCTGCTGCTCTCGGTATTAAGAGAGCGTTCTAAGCAGCGTATGGCTCCACTGAGTACAGCCAATGGGGCTGAACTCATAATTCAGTCCTAGGAGTGATGCTCATGTCGTTTGCTGATCCTCAGACCGTCACAATCTCTGCTGTGACGACCCCGCTCCCCCGTACTTCTACGGAAGGAGACGAGACCGTCTATCAGAGTGCTGATGGACTGATCCAGATCACGGCTTCTCACGATAGTGGGAAGCGTAACCGTCATCTGCTTCGGATCAACCACTCGAAGCTGACTGCAGATCCGTTTATCCCTACGACGAATGTCAAGGTATCGATGTCTTGTTACATCGTCTTTGACGTTCCGCCGGCAGGATATACGGCTGCAGAGCAGCTGGCTGTCTACACTGGTTTCAAAACCCAGTTTACGGCAGCCTCCGATACGCTCATCACCAAGCTTCTGGCTGGTGAGTCGTAAAGGACCGTTGGTACCTTTCAAAGTCCAAGTCCCGGAGGACGTCACTGTTGCCGCAGCTGACGTACCCGAGGGGCTTGGTTACTCTGTTAAGGTACCATCGGAGTTGGATCAAGTGGCCGACCAGAGGGAAATTGTTATCCACATACGCTTTAGCTACAAAGCTATTGCTTTTGTGGTTGCTCTTCTCCTCCAGGTCGTCTATGTCTACGGGCACGCTATTGCTCAAGGTATTGGCTTTGTGCCATGACCTTGTGCGTATTCGCGTCCTGGACATCCGACACGTGCGAGCGTTCCTTGTGGTCTCTAACGTGAAGATAAGCCTTGTAAGGGCTTAGCTTTGCGGTATCTAACCGCAAAGTGACGTTAGAGGCGAGTTACATTGAGCTAAGGAAAGTTAACCTCTATGAGGAGGGACTTTGAAAAGCCTAATGTCACTCTGGATCAAGATGGCCGAGGAATTGGCCATCTTATGCTGCACTAGCGCCACTTTCGACATTAACACGGTCGAAAGGCGGTTCGAACATGAGGGGATATCGTTTCTCACGATATCCCTACCAGACCTTGGTAAGTCCACCCAAAAGTGGATCGATCAAGGTGAGGTCGGTATCAACTCTTCCTTTTCTAAAGGAAGAGGAAGTCTCCCCCTATTTCTAGGAGGTTTCTTCAACCGTGTGTTCGACCGGAGAAGCGGCTTGTTGCTCGATGATCCATCAATCGATGCTATCTTCGCCATTAGGCAACTAACGTTGTCTTTTGGGAAGATTTCCCTACCTTGCAGTGATGCAAGAGTTCGGAAAGCGATTGATGGTTACATCGAGTGTGAGCAGGACGTCCGTCAGTTCGACAAGGAACTTTGCCAGAAAGATTTAGCAGAGTTCCGTTCTTTGTCGAATCTCTTGTTTTCGGAAGTATTCACACAAATGGATAGAGATGTCCATTATGGTGAAGTTCTTCCGAAACATGGTCCCGGTACTGTTGCTGACAAACTTTCCAGTAATGGGAAGTATGAGCAACGTACTTGGACGACAAGGCTATCCAAGATCTTTCCTATGGATAGATATCTCATCCCTAATTCTCGTTTTTTCGAGACTTTGGATGAGATAGACGTTCTCGAACCTGGTTCTGAGATACCTGTGAAGGTTATCACAGTTCCTAAGACATTGAAAACACCTAGAATAATCGCTGTGGAGCCTACCTGCATGCAATACATGCAGCAGGCAATCCTCCGAGGATTTCTAGTAGCCTACAATAGGGATGAACTCCTACGTGGGCTAATCGGCTTTGATGATCAGGGCCCTAATCAAGCTCTGGCTCATCAAGGGTCTCTTGATGAAGAGACAGCAACACTCGACTTGAGTGATGCCTCAGATCGTGTTTCCAATCAGCTCGTAAGAGCGATGTTCCATCAATGGCCTAATTTGCAAGAGGCTATTGATGCTACTCGCTCTAGGCGGGCTGACGTACCTGGCTACGGAGTGATCCGTTTGGCTAAGTACGCGTCTATGGGTTCAGCTCTCTGTTTTCCTGTCGAGGCCATGGTCTTTACGACCTTGATCTTTCTAGGAATTCAGAAATCGCTCAACAAGACGCTGACCAAGAAAGACATCAAATCCTTTCTTGGTTCGGTGCGTATCTACGGGGACGATTTGATTGTTCCCAGTAGACATGTGCGTACCGTCGTACAGACTCTCGAGCATTTTGGTGCTCGAGTTGGTCTGGACAAGTCTTTCTGGACCGGAAGGTTCAGAGAGTCTTGTGGTAAGGAATACTTTAATGGAGCGGACATTTCTATTGTCCGGGTCCGGCAAGTGTTACCTCACACGACGGCAGACGCTACGGAGGTGATCTCGACTGTATCTCTTAGAAACCAGCTTTACCATGCTGGACTAGTTGATACAGCCGAGTGGCTGGATCTCCGATTGACTAGGATACTTAAACACTATCCTATCGTCGGCCCAGACTCACCCGTGCTAGGCAGGGTTGCATACCTAAGACCTTATCAGGTCGATAGAATGCATCCTCACCTGCATAGCCCTCAAGTTCGGGGCTATGTTGTGCAGGCCAAACCACCGAGAGATATACTCGATGGACAAGGTGCCTTGCTTAAGTGTTTGCTCAAGCTAGAAACTCGTAATTACTCAAGGGATGTTGACAGCTATGTCAACTCAGTTCCCTGTTACGAGCCTGGCACGACGACTTATGTCAAGTCGTCTTCCTCGTGGCCACCATCCATGAGTAATGATGAGCAACACTTAGAGCGTTCTGGACGCCCCAAGCGCGTCAGCATTAAGCTTGGATGGGGTCCGTCTTATTAGGGACGGAGCGGTCATTCTTATGACCGTGTGGGGGACGCCATTTCTGGCTAGTAATGT